TCAGGCGGCGGATCGGGTTCGGCAGCGGGCCGATTTACATTGAGAGAAGGGTCGTTCCCCGCGACACTTTCCGCATCGTCGTCGGACACGGACCCCTCTGGCGCAGGGTCAACATCTGCTTCCGCAGTGCCCGAGGGTTCATCCATAGCCGCATCGCCTGCACCCTCCACCAGCACAGGCGGTGCATTCCGAAACCGACCCACATCGAACCGCGCGGCAATACTGACCGGTTCTGCGATGCGGTCGGCAAAACCGAGATCCAGCGCATCCTTGGCATCGAGCCAGGTTTCCGCCGCCATCAAGGGGGCAATCTCTTCCTGCGGCCGTCCTGACTTGGCGGCATATCCCTGCAGCAGGCTGCCCTTGATCTTGTCCAGCGCCTCGGCCATCGCGCGCATGTCGATGGCGGTGCCCATCACTACCCCGGCAGGATCGTGGATCATCAGGAAGGCGTTTTCCGGCATGATCACTTCGTCGCCCGCCATCGCGATGTAGGAGGCCGCAGACGCGGCGATGCCGTCAATCCAGACCGTGACCGTGCCGGAATGGCGCTTGATCGCGTTGTAGATCGCGACCGCATCGAAGACCGACCCGCCTGGGCTGTTCAGCCGCAAGGCCAGCGGTGTGGCATCCGGAAGTGCTGCCAGTTCCGCCAGAAACCCTTTGGCCGAGACGCCGTAAGCCCCGATCTCGTCATAGATCACCACCTCCGCGCCGGTGCTTTGGGCGCGGATCGTGTACCAGCTGTTCATCGGCTTACGCCTCCTGTTCTGTCTCGGTTTCCGGCTTGCGGGTCGGTGTGGCCCGCGCCCCCTGCCTCTCGCCCGGGCTGGTGCGATAGGTGAGACCCATGTCCCCGGCGCGTTTCGCATCGGCTGCATTCTCGCGGTCGATTTCCTCGACGTCGTAGCCGGTGGCCTCGACCACCTTGCGCCGCGAAATGATCCCCGCCTCCATCGCCAGCACCTGCGCCTGAATGTCCTTCAGGGGATCGACCCAGTCCCAACGCGGCGGGATCCAGTTCACCGGGCGATAGTGCGCGGCCGACCGGGCGAAGTCCGGCAGGTCCAGCGCGCCCGACAACACCGCGGTTTCCAGCCAGCGCGCCCAGACCGGACGGCACAGCTGATGCGCGACCACCCCGTGCTGCAACTGCTCGACACGACGGCGGAACTCGACCAGTTCGGCGCGTAAGGACGAATAGTTCGCCTGCCGCACATCGCCGGTCACCAGATGGTAGGGCAACCCCAGCGAGGCCGAGACCGACAGCAGCGTCCGATACTGGAACGCCTCGTAGCCGCCACCAACATCCGCAGGGCTGGAGAACTTCACATCCTCGCCGGGCAGCAGCACCTGCAAGGTGCCGGGCTCAAGACTGACGGTGGCACCACTGTCGTCGGTGGCCTCGATTTCGCCCATCAGCTGTTCTTCGGGGGCGGTCTTGGTGATGAAACCCGCGAACATCGCCGCGGTCTTTTTACGGTCAAGTTCAGCGTCGTCGTATTGGTCCAGCAGGAACAGCCGCACCATGGCGGGTGCCACATGCGGCAGGCCCCTGATTTGCCCTGCGTCGATGGGTCGGTAGATGTGCAGGACATCCTCGGCCGGAACGCGGACCGTTTCCGGCGTGACCATCCCCTGATCGGTGCTGTCGCCGGGATGGCGGCGGCGGAAGTGATAGGCGACGCGACGCCCGATGGCATTGAATTCGATACCACAGCGGATGCGATTGCTGTTGGCTGCCGCCTCGGTCTTCTCGAAGGGCAGCATTTCCGATTGCAGCAATTGCAGCTGGATCGGCACCAACAGCCCATCCTCGGCCCGGCGCGGGCGCAGCCGGACGAAGCATTCGCCCGCGACGAACATCTCGCGCGCCACCATGGCCTGCAGGCCGTAGAAATCGGTCAGCCCATCGGCATCGGCCTCATCGGTCCAGGCAAGCCACAACCGTTGCACCTGATCGCGGAGGGCCGGATCCTCGATCAGCGACGAAGGCTTGATCCCGTCGCCCACCAGGTTCGAGGCAAAGGCCTCGCATGCATTGGCGGCATAGCCGTTGGTCACCACCAACTCGCGTGACCTTGCCAACAGACGCGGCCCGCCTGAGGCAATCAGCGAGTTGATGTTTTCCAGCGGCGGCTGCCAGCCTCGCAACCGGCGCTGCGACATCGCCCCTTCCAGCCGCGCGCGCACGGCAACAGGGCCGCCGGTTCTCCGGCGGCGAAAGGCGTCAAGCCAGCCCATGCGCTACAGCCCCTTGGTGGTGATCACGCGCACCTGCCGGATGATCTTGCGCCCCTCGGCAGTCGCGATGTCGCGGTCCAGCACCTCGATGGCCCGATCGATCTCGGCAAGGCTGCGGTAGTCCACGGTCTTTCCGTCATAGCTGACCCGCGCCACACCGCTGGAGCGCTGCGCTGACAAGGCATCGCGGCGAGTCTTCAGCTCTGCAGTTGTCGGCATGGGGTTTTTTCCGTTAGGTTTGGGGTGCCGCCGCAGGAAAACAGCAACAGTCATGAACGAACCAGTCGTCCGCATGCGCATCGAACTTGAAGGGACTGACCCTCAGGTCTGGCGCTCGGTCGACGTGCCTCTGTCTTCCACCCTGACAGCGCTGCACGACATCATTCAGGTCACGATGCGCTGGCAGGGCGCGCATTTGTTCGAATTTGTCGTCGGCGACCAAGTCTATGGCGAGCCTTATCCCGACGACAGCGCCTGGGACCGCAAGGTGTTGCAAGCGAAGAGCATCCGCCTCAAGACGCTGGTCGAGCGCGGGGTTGATCGCTTTCTTTACGTCTACGATTTCGGCGACAACTGGCGGCATCACATTATCCTGGACAGCGTCCGGCAGGGTGAAGACCACACTGACTACCCGGCCTTCGTCGGCGGAGCCCGCCGCGCACCGCCCGACGATGTCGGCGGCATCAGCGGATTCGAGGCGTTTCTGGAAGCCGTGACCGATCCCCGGCATGAGGATCACGACCAGATGCTCGAATGGAGTGATGGATCCTTCGATCCCGAAGATATCGATGAGCGCGACATCCGCATGATCATCGGAAACTTTGCCGCCCGGCGTCGCGGCCCACTGCTGAGCCATCGTGGATCGGGCCGTACAAGAGAGCAATGATCGGGTTCGTCTATGTCCTCGGCTGTGATGCCCCGGATGGCTATCGCACCTATGTCGGCTGGACCCTCGATCTCGACCGCCGCCTGGCCCAGCACAATTCGGGCACCGGTGCAAAGTCGACACGCGGCCGAGCTTGGTGCCTGATCTATGCCGAGCGCCTTCCGTCGCGAACGGATGCTATGAGCCGCGAGTGGTATCTGAAGCGCGACCGCCCCTTGCGCCGACAATTGGCCCTGTCGGCGCAAGGCCATGCTTTTGATCACCTCATGTAATTCGACGCCACAGCCCTGCGCCGTGCCGGACTGCGCACCGCACGGATTGATCCTGCGGCGGCCTTTTCGTGGCTCCCTTCGGCCCTGCCGTCCCCTGCCACCTGCGCCTCCAGATCGGCCCAGCGCGCCTCGGACCAACGATCGGCCCCGACGATCCAGGCAGCGGCGCGGGCATACACCCGGCAGTCCAGCGCCTCGTTGCGCTCGCGCAGTTTCTGCCATTCAAGCCGGGCGAAGCCGCGCTTGGTGCGCACGGTGACCAGTTCCTCGGCCACCAGCTGTTTCAGCCATTCGCTGTCCACCCAATCGGGCAGATGCACGGTGCCGGGCGCAAACTGCACCCCCTCGGCCAGTTCCTCCTTGGTCGGGCGTGGTAGGCCAAGGTGGCGGTAGGTCTCCGCCTTGAAGGTGGATACCGCCACCGTCCAGAGCCGCGCACCCCGGCGCAGGCGTTTGCCCGCGTCGGTCACATCGACGTAAGTGGGCCCTGACACCGGGCTTGAACGATTGAACCCTTCGACGCCCTTGACCGGGGCAACTTGCGCTACGCCCTGCCGCCGCGACCAGGCATAGACTGCCGGAGCCTCATAACCGGTATCGACGGCGAGTTTGGCCAGCCGCAGCTGCGCGCCGTTCTGATGCGTCCATGTCCGATCCAGCAGCTTTGTCAGTTCCGCCCACGCGCCCTGATGATCGGGGCCGCCGTCGATGACGATGTGATCGACCAGCCAGCTTGTCCCACCCCTGCCCCAGGCCCAGACATCAACCTCGATCCGGTCCTTCTGGACGTCGGCCCCCGCAGTCAGGAACAGCCCACCTGCCGGAACGATGCCCGGCTTCCACGCCTCGCGGCGATCATAAAGCCGCGACCAGTCCGGTGCCTCTCCGGTTTCCACCCAAGTTTCGCCAAGGATGGTGTTCTTGAACGCCTGGATCGCCTCGTCCGAGCCCTGCGCTGCCTCCCATGACCGCACGATCCGCTCCCAGCTGAGCCAGCCGATCGGCGAGTAAAGCGCCGAGAGGTGATAGCCGACGGTGCCGGGATCGGCGGCGTCAGCGGTTGCGCGCCACTCGCCTGCCTCAAGCATCGCCGTCTTGTGGTGTTCCGCAATCAGGCGTTCGCAGCCTTCGCAGTGATATTCGGCAGCCTCGGGCCGCGCCATTTCCCAGCGCAGCCGCTCGAACTTCAGCCACTGGAACTGACGGCAATGCGGGCATGGCACGAAGAACCGGCGCTGATCGCTGGCCTCGTACTCCCGCTCGATCCGGCTCAGCCCGCGGATTGTCGGCGTCGAGACCAGAAACACCTTGCGCCGGTGGGCGAAGGTCAGCGACCGCGCCTCGGCAAGGCTGACCGGATCGCCCTCCTCATCCGCTGAAGCCGGATAGGCATCGACCTCATCCAGAAAGATGTAGCGCGCCGGGGTCGAGCGCAGCCCGACAGCCGAGTTCGCCCCTGTCATGATCAGGATGCCGCCCGCGAATTCCTTGGACAGCATGGTGTTTCCCGCGTCGCGCGACCGCGCCGGTTTGACCCGTTCACGCAGGGCGGCGCTTTCCTCGATCAGCGGGTCGATCCGCTGGCGCGAATTGCGCTTGGCCAGTTCCACGGTCGGCTGCACCGCCAGCATCGGGCCCGGCGCCTGGTGGATGGCAAAGCCGATCCAATTGTTCCCGGCCTCGGTCGCACCGACCTGTGCCGCCTTCATGAACACCACGCGCTGGACGGCTGAACTTGGCGACAAAGCATCCATGATTTCGCGCATGTAGGGCGTGCGTGACGTGCGGTAGCGCCCCGGTTCGGCGCTGGCACGCGACCCCAGCATCCGGTGCGTATCGGCCCATTGCGACACCGTCAGATCGGCATCGGGCCGGATGCCCAAGCCCCACGACCGCAGCAGGTCTTCAGCGCCATCAAACGCCGCCGATCCGTCCATGCCGTCAGCGAAGATCGATGCGGACCTCGGCGAGGCTTTCGAGTTGGGCGCGGACATGGGCTTCCAGAACCTTCTGCATCATGGCGGGCTCCAGCGCTCCGTGATCCGCGATCATCACCCCCAGTTCCGATGCCATCAGCGCCGCTGCCCGCGCGGGCCAGGTCACCCAGGCATCGCGCTCCTCCCGCGCCAGCCGGAACACCAGCCCCACCGCGCGATTGCGGTCGATCAACTCTCCCTTCAATTGGGCGAGCTTCAGCTTGCGCTCCTGCGCCTTCAGCACCTCGTTGGCGGTCCTGGCCTGCAGGAAGGTCGTGCCACCACCGCTGACCGGGGCGGGCAACCCTTCGTCGCGAAGCGTCTCACCCACCGCCGACAGCGCGGTATCCGGCACAGGCTTCAGCTTCGGCGTGGCTGGCGCGGCCGCGGCCTTCGCGCCACGCTGCTTTGCGGGGTCGGTCATCGCAGCCCGCCGCGCATCCGATGCGATGGCATCAATCGAGCCATCAGCGTGCTGAACCAGCCGCCCGGACTCCTTGGCTTTCTGGATTGCCCCCCGCGACAGGCCGACATGCGCGGCATACTGCCGCTCGCTCATGCCCTGCATCACGCGCTCCGATTATCATTCAAAACCATTGGCTTATTCGGTTGATAAGCATCCGGACGAGAGCGAACGTTGATCAACCGAAGCGATGCAACTTGATCAAGGAGCCTTCAAAATGACCCACCGCGCCATCGACAATTCCAAAGCCCTGAACGCCTTCCTTGCCGCCAAACACGAGATCGACGGGATACTCGCGCGGCTGGCAACCCTCAGCGCTGATCATTTCGAGACCAGCCCCGACGAGATTCATTGGGGCCACGTCGGCACCCTGAACCACTACCGCGCCAAACTGCGCGAGATCACCGAAAGCGCCTTCAAGGAAGGCGAACACGCCGAGTGACGACACCCCTTCCGGGACACGCCCGCCGACTGGCGGGCTTGGTCTCGTAGGAGGGGCGCGATTGTCGCGCCCCGATACGGAGACGACGATGACCCAGATCCAATTGACTGACACCCAATCCATCATCCTTTCAACGGCCTGCGGGCGCGACGACGGGATGGTGTTTCCGATCACGGCCAAGCTGAAAGGCGGTGCCGTCGGCAATGTGTGCAAGAGCCTTCTGAAACACGCTCTCCTTGAAGAGGTTGCTGCCACCGACCTGAACACGGTCTGGCGGCACGACGAAGAGCGCGGCTCGATCACCTTGCGCGCCACGCCGCTGGCCTATTCGACCCTCGGGTTCACCGACGATCCGGCACCCGCGACCTTTATCCCCAGCGGCACCGAACCGCTGCGCCGCACTGGCACCAAGCAGGACACCCTGATTGCCATGTTGCGCGCACCGGAAGGTGCAACTATCGCCGAGATCGTCGCAGCGACGGGCTGGCTCGGCCATACCGTGAGAGGATCAATGTCCGGGGCGCTGAAGAAGAAGCTCGGCCTCACCATCACCTCGGAAAAGGTGGACGGTCGGGGAAGGGTTTACGCCATCCGCTAAACGCCGATCCTCTCGACGCGCACTGAAAAAGACGCTATATTCGCACTTCATTCGATGCGCGTCGGGAGACCAGCCATGAACATCACCAAGGACATCAGCCCGCTGACCGAGTTCAAGCGGGATTCGGCGCGGATGATCGCGCAGATCAAGGAAACCGGTCGGCCGCAGATCCTGACCGTGAATGGCAAGCCCTCGGTCGTCGTGATGGACGCCGCCGCATGGCAAGAGATGCAGGACCAACTCGACTATGCCGAAACCGTCGCCGGGATCCGCAAAGGTCTGACGCAGGCCCGTGCCGGTGAAGGCGTCGAGGCCGGCCATTTTTTTGATGGCCTCGCCCAGACGAAATGACCACGCCTCTGCCGGTGATCATCACGCCGAACGCGGCGGATGATCTGACAGCGTCATGGACCTACCTGCGGGATCGCAACCCGAAGGCGGCGGACGAATGGCTGGCAGGCATCCGCGACACCATCCTCGCCCTAGGCGCGATGCCCGAGGCCCATCCAATCGCGCCGGAAGTGCGTGAATTCGACCTGCCGATCCGCCGCGCGCTTTACGGCAGGGCAACCCGTTGGCGCATCTACTATGCCGTCATCGACGAGGCGGTGCAGATTTTGCATGTCCGGCACGGTCGCCGGAGCGACTGGAAACCTTGAATGCGCACGATAGACTGACACCGTCCGCCCTGGGCGAAGGTCATTTACTGCATCGACAGAAGATCGCGCGCCGCCGCCTGCAGGATGTCCTGCGCCATACGGGGCTCACAAGTATAGATGCCGCCCGGTTCAGGTTCGCCGACATTGTCCTCGAACCACTGGCGACCCTCGTCCGAGATCGGGCGCAGGACGACGATGGTCCCGTGGTTGTTGATCTCGATGTGTTGCCAGTCGGACATTGGCCAAGGCTAGCATCCGACGTCGTACACCGCCAGCGGGGTCAGAGGCGGCGCCATCGCTCGAACAACCGCCGCAAGGCGTAACTGCGGCCGAGCGAGACGATTGTGAACACCGCTCCCATCTTCAGGTTCTGCGCCAGCGTCGTATGCAGGCCGAAGATCGGGAAGATCAGGATCTGCGTGACGACGGCGACGCCGTAGCCGACCATCACGTTGGCTATGGATTCGACCAGCGACATGACGCGCGACTGTCTCATGCCACGGCCACCTCATCCACCGGCCAGTAATTCAACTGCCAGAGTTCGCAGCGCATGCGCTGCAACCAGCGGGACCACGCCGTTGCCACAGAGGCGAAGCCGGTCCACCCGGTGGGCCAGCCCATCAGCGCCTCGACGAACAGCGGGTTCAAGGTCCGGCGCGCATCGGAGGTATCGCTCCCAACCATCGGCGTCGCTAGGACCTGGCGGCCAAGCAGGCCGTTCACCGGCGTGTTCGCCAAGGTCGTCGCCCCGTCCTTGTGATCCCGCGCCGTTGGCGTCATCCACATCCCGGCCGCATGGGTCAGGTCGGCTGTCCGACGATTGCCCGCACTCGGCTTGCAGCCATCGTTCGCCATCGGCGTCGGCCAGTCGCGCGCCATCCGGTCCAGACCCTTCTCGTCGCGCCGCTCGCCACCCCGACTGCGAAAGCTGTCGATCTGGGGCGTCGGCCAGAGCGCGGCCGTCGTCGCCAGGTTCATCCCGTGCTGCCCCGCTTCCTGAGACGGCGTCGGCTTCGTCTGCCGGTTCTCGTTGGCGCTGGCCCGGGGCGTCGGCCACAGCCGGAGCAGTTCCGTCCGGTTCCCGCCACTCGACCGGACGCCAGAGCAGGCGCGCGGGGTCGGCCAGCTCGTCCCCTTCACGGATGGCGAGGATGAAGAGCCGCTCACGCTTGTGGGGCGCGCCGACTTCCGCCGCCGTGAAGAGGCCTGCCGCAAGGCGGTAGCCCATGCCGACCAGTCCGCTGGCGACTTCGGGGAAGCCGAGGCGGAGATGATGGGCGACATTCTCGAGGAACACGAAAGGCGGTTTGATTTCGCCGATGATACGGGCGACATGTGGCCAGAGGTGGCGTGGGTCGTCAGCACCCCGGCGTTTCCCCGCGACGGAGAACGGCTGGCACGGATAGCCTGCCGTGATGATATCCACCGTGCCGCGCCACGGTCGGCCGTCGAAGGTTCCAACGTCGTCCCAGACAACAGCCTGATCCAGGGACGCGTCTTCCATCCGCGCCACGAGAGTGGCTGCGGCGAAGGTTTCCCGTTCGACATAGCCCAAAGCACGATATCCGGGGATGGCGATGGTAAGCCCGAGGTCGAGGCCGCCTGCGCCGGAGCAAAGGGAGAGGCCGAACATGCATGCGTCTCCGGTTCCGGAAGCGCGTCCGGAGGAAGGTAAAGCCAGGTCATGCATGCCTCAGGCTGCGGATTTGCGTTTGCGGATCGGTTCGGGATCGGCGTTCGTGTCCGGCATTTCGGCCGGGGCATCTGCAGTGGCTTCGGCGTTGTCGCCCAGCCGCTCGGTTCTGACCTGCGCAAAGGTCCGGCCGTCGCCGTCGAGGATCGCGTCGCGACCGGTCTCGGCCTGCCAGCGTTCGATGGCAACGTCGATGTAGGCCGGGCTGATCTCCATCGCGAAGACGCGACGGCCATTTGCTTCGCC